TAATACCAGTATCATCAATCGTAGCTAAAATACCAGAATCAATTTCACCCGATGACGAATATCGTTGGAGTTCTACAATAGTTTTACGAAAGTCTGGGAAGTTTTTCTGTACCAGCGCGGCCACAGTTTTTTTGTCATACTTAATAGATTCAGTGTCAAGAATTTTACAAGCAGATTTAAACATCTGTGACATAGCAGATTGTTTTTCTTCCTTGGAGAATTTGAAGTCAACCCTAGTCAATCGTGACTGTAGTGGAGAAATAATACGTTCAGGGAAATTACACGTGAAGATAAAAATGGCATTCGAACTAAATTCATCCAAAAATCCACGCAAACTTACTTGAGTAGATGATGCGTTTAGATAATCGGCCTCATCCAATACTACAATTTTTTTAGAATCAGTAAATGAGACTGTAGAAACAAATTGAGTCACTTTTGTACGAAGTGTATCAATGCCAGATTCTAAACTTGCATTGACAAAAAGTACATCTGCATTAAGAGCATTTGCAATTGCATAAGCACAGGTAGTTTTACCTGTTCCTGGAGGTCCACAGAACAAATAATTTGGAAACTTACCAGATTCTAATTGTTCCTTTAACATCTTTTTAACATTACTGGGAAGTACCGTATCATCAATGGTCTTCGGCCGGAATTTTTGTTCCCAAACTAGATCTTCAAAACTCATAATAAACTTTCAAAATATGTATTGGATCCTATACCTAGGTATAATTTTGTTCGCATAGATAGGTACAAAAGTACCTATTTTGTAATCATCTATGAGTATAATTATGCCCAGGTGGAATTCTTTTCACATGCAGCAAAGAATTCATATTCGATGGTTTTAGAAACAAACTGTGCAATTTTCTTGGAACTAAGATTTACTGTATAGATTGATGGAGGCATTTTCAGATTTTCTAACTTAATATAAGAAGAAAATGTTTGATCCGTATTACCGACTTCGATAGCAAATGTATTTGAGGAAGGATTTTTTGGATCCAATACGGTACATGTAATCGTTGAACCATCACCTTGAATAAGCAAGTCAGTTGCAGAAAGAACTGAACCGGCCTTCAGCAGAGATTTAAGATCTTCCTCGGGTAATTCAAAAGAAGCATCGGTCTTTGGCATTTTAATAGCCTTATCTGGGTAATCCAAAACCTCAGGTGAGGCAAAGACATACTGAACTTTATTCTTACCCTGAGAGATTGTCAGAGAATTGTCATTGAAAGTAAACTCTGGATCCGTGAATAGAGAAATCACACCAAGCAATTCTGGAGCATTATATACACCAAATTCCTGGGGAAATTCATCTTTGACTGTGGCGGTCACGAAAATATTCTTGGCTACAGTTCGTGTGGTAAGAACATTACCTGCTTTAATGAGAATGTTTTGATTAATAGCAGCAAAGTTACGCAAAATATCCAAGGTATCACGAGATAATTTCATTATAATATATCCTTTAAGTTGAAGATAAATCTATTTTATAACAATAGATTAAGAAGTAAAATTTATTTATACCATGATGGCGCCTGTCTAGAATTAACTTTACCAGACCAGTTTGCCAAGTGACGTTTGTGTGTCATATAGTATTTTCGGTACGATTCTACCACATCAGAAGAAATACATTCATCTGGCATTGCTGGATATGGAAGATCAAATGTAGTTTTAGTGCCGATGTTCTTGGGTACATTTGAACATAACCAAGCAACCAATCCATCTCTCTGAGCCTTATGCACATTACCGTAACGGTATGTATACTCAGAACAAAGTGCATTAAGATGCTCTGCAGCCCAATAATATTGTTCTTTTGAATCTCTGCAGTATTTAGCAGAAGGGTGGTTGATGTGAGTTGCTTTGTAGAGCAACTCGTTTGGATGCACATATTGTTTTTGTTTACGACCTTTTGGGCTTAGTCCATCGGCTAATTTGCCGTCAAGTACTCTGTGTGCAGTAGAAAGAACTTGTGAAAGCTCAAGTATCATCTTCACTACGTGCTTATCACAGTTAAATTGTGCGGCAATGACCGGGTCAGGAGATAGTGCAAAAATATTCATTTTTGAATTATAACAACAAAACAATATGTGTAAATTATTTAGCTTGGCAAGTAACTACATAAGGTGGCTGATATGGGTTGCTGGGCGGCTGCTGAATAAAAACTGGCTGAGTAGAAACTCCGGGCCCAATTGGTCTAACCATACATTCAAGTTGAACTAATCTTTCTCTGAGTTCATTCACTTCTTTTCTGAGTTGTTCGATTTCAGTCATATTTTGTTAAACTTAATGTGTTGTTGAAGTTCACGTGGTAGAAGATTTGCCGAGCGATAATCACAATTCTTGTTCCAAACTTCTTTAAGTACTGTAAATGGTTCACCCATTTGGAATGAGTAATTCACAAACGCAGGGACATCTTTGGGAAAACACGAGCCACTAAATCCTCTGTGACCATCTTCACCAGGTACATTCATATGACTTGGACCAATTCTAACATCATTCGCGATTGCTCGTTTAATTATATTAAAATCTGCACCGGCGATTTGAGTCAGATCATAGAATTGATTCCAGAATAACACCTTAGCAGATAGGAAAGAATTCATACCATATTTGACAAATGATGCTTCCTGAGCTGTCATGTGGAAAGTATTTGCCTCTTTACAGATGGAGTGATTTTTATAAATCTGTTCGAGCTGCTTAGTGTGTTCAATTTGACCACCATAAACATTAGAGATTGGATTTTCAAAATCCCACAGTGCATTACGTTCAGTAAGAAATTCTGGATTGTATACAAACTTGTCATAAAATTTAGAAAATTCATCAACAAGATTTGGTGGTACCGTAGATTTCAAAACTAACAAAGTATCTACATCTTTGAGTTCAGAAAGAACTTTAATAACAATGGAAATATCAACAGCACCATTTTCACCCATAGGTGTCGGCACGCAAATAAACACGGCATCCATCTTCTGTTTCTTTAACAATGAAGTATCAGTACCCAGATTTGGATCTACGAGAAATAAATTATTATTCTGGAATCCATGTGCAACCGCAGACCCTACAAAACCGAGACCAACAATACCAATATTCAATTTACCCATAATTATTTTTTCCTTTTAAAGTTTAGTTACACATCTATTTAGTTAACGATTTAAAGTATGTAATCGTCTTTTCCAGTCCTTCATCCAACATAATTTTTGGTTCCCACCCAAGAATTTCTTTTGCTTTGGTAATATCTGGGCATCGTTGTTTTGGATCATCACCCGGAAGATCTTTAAACATCAGAGCGGATTTAGAACCAGTTTGTTCTTTAACCTTATCAATTAATTCCATCAGAGTAAATTCATTAGGATTTCCAATGTTGATAGGTTCAATGAATGAATCTGGTGTTTCATCCATAAGTTTTCTAAAACCAGAAATAAGATCAGATACATAACAAAATGATCTTGTTTGTTTACCAGTACCGTACACAGTAAATGGTTCGTGTAGGAGAGCTTGCATAATAAAATTAGAAACTACTCTACCATCATTTGGATCCATGTTCGGTCCGTACGTATTAAAGATACGAACAATTTTAACAGGTATATTAAATTCGTGAGAAAAGTCTGTAAGCATAGTTTCTGCTACACGTTTGCCTTCATCATAACACGATCTTGGTCCGATAGTATTAACATTACCCCAGTAAGATTCTACTTGGGGATGTACTATCGGATCACCATATACTTCGGACGTTGAAGCCTGAAAAACTTTACACGTCTTTCCGTTTTTCCGAGCACAGTTTAATGCATTTTCTACACCCTTGATAGAAGTCATTAATGTTTTATATCTATTTTTTTGATATGCTGGGGGAGAAGCAGGACATGCAAGATTCCACAATTGATCTACATCATAATGATAAGGCTGAATTACATCATGTCTTACAAACTCAAAATTTTTATTAAATTTAAATTTTTCTAAATTAGATAATCTACCGGTAGATAAATCATCCATAGCAATAACCGAATGACCGTCATTTAATAATGATTCAACCAAATGTGAACCAAGAAATCCTGCAGCACCAGTAATCAATGTGCGTTTATTCATTTTTACCCCAAAAATTAATTATAAATCATTAGAAAGAAAAGTAAAATCTAATCAAAGAGAGAATTTTCTGGTTCTTTAAGGGGCCAATCTGTCTCTCGCATTTTGACTTTTGAATAAACTTTCAACTTTGGTTGCTTAATGAGATCTGCAAACTCAAAATAATCTTTTTGATTTCTAAATCTAACAACTACTTGAAATCCAGTGCCATATCTATCTTCTAATTTAAATTTTTGAATATCAGATTCTACATCTGGTGTAGAAAATTCTTCTAGTTCTTCATCTGTCATTATCTTATTCCTCGTCAATTTCTTTCCAGACATACCAACTATTTGAGCCCCGTTCTCCTCTGACCAATTTCGGATACCATATAGATTTTACATTTGTTTTGGCTTTTACTTTGATTTGTTTTTGGTCAATAAGATCTGCAAGTTTATCTAAATTTTCTTTAGAATCTACATTTATGATCAGTACGTATTCTGCTTCTGCTTGATCTTGTTTATGAAATGGCATTCCAGACCAGATAGGAACATCTGTATCAACACCGAGCATCTCAAATAGATTTTTATTCATTTTCCAACTCCAAGTAATTGTCTGTATTTAGTACAGTATGTGTTCCACAAATATTTTTTGGGTCATCTAGTTTCACCAATTTAAGACCGTAATTATTCGGTTCCGTTGGAATAATAATACCCGGTTTAAGGCGCGGCACACTGAAATTTTGGAATTTAGAATAATTCACTTGGTGATGGTATCTGCGATGTTTCTGAGTTACCTCAACAAACTCTGGATGAGCTTTAGCGAGTGATGCGGCAAACTTAAAACGGTTATCATATTCTGCCGAAGCATACTTATAGACCGTATCATTATTGCCACCCTTGACGGCACCAGAATCTGCTTTACCACAACTGAAGTGATTTAGAAGGAATGTACAATCACCGTCCTCTAAAAATTGCAGACTTAAATCTGTATCCTCATTGTATGGCGCAGGATTGCCATCCCATTCAAGAACACGCCAGCGCTTGGTAGTTTTATTTGTCAACCAAATACAAGAATAGACTCGAGTATTAATGTACAGAGGTTCTTTCTTAACAAATGTTGGTTGGAAGAAGTGATAATTCAAGCCAGCCATTTTTACATTTGTATATCGTTCTGCCAGATCTTCTACTGCACGTAATGGTACAGTAGAATTTACACGGAGTTTTGTATTATGCAAACTCCGGTAGAAGTAACGAATATTGTCATCTAGCACAAAGTGAGCATCATCACCACGGGCGGTTGAATATTCCCAAATCCAATTACGAGCAGGAATACCACCAAGACCCATGTTGGAGAATGGAAGCACCAAAATTTTCTTAGGATCAATTACTGCTGCATACTGATCATATTCTTGTTCTTCAATCACAATTTGATAATCAGCACCAATTTCTTCTAAAGTCTTTGAAGTCATCCGGGATTCCCAGCGACCCTTAGACAGGATAAAAATCTTTGCTCTGGTTTGTTTCATGCTTCGTACTTCCATTTCATACCGGTACAATATTTAGTAATTTCTTCTTCTGTAAAAAATCTATCACCATCAAGATAGTACATGTCTTTAACAGTCATATCAGAACCATCAATAGTCACATAAAGTTGGCAATTCATTCCAGTGATACCAAGTAGTTTCGCCGGATTTTTAAAATTTTTATCTGACATTTCAAACTCTTTAATCTTGCCAGTACTTAGGTTATAAACACCTCGGGAACCTTTATCCGAAAAAAAGATATGAGTGTATTGTTTATCTGATTTCTTAAAATTCATGATTAGATGTATTTAGTTAAATCCGGGGGAACATAATATTTTCCTTTAGATATTTTACCCCCAGGTAAAATAACTGCCTTACCATCTTCGAATTTAGAATCGTTAGAATTTAGAACTTCATCGTCTGCACTATTCTTATCAAAGCCAGCAAGGAATGCTACACCGTTCAAAGTAACGTCAATATCACATAGAGCGTCTAGACAAGCAACACGATCAATTATACCAAGTTGTCTACCATTTTTCTTGAGTTCATTTCCGATCTTGTGCAACATCTCTGTTATCGTGGCAAAAGCACCATTGCCGTCTGGGCGATCGATAAAATAAACCGATTCAAAAAATTCGGCCATTTCTTCAATCATAACTCCAGATTGGACCGAGAATGTTTCGGTTGAAGGTACTTTACCTGCAACCTTAAGCCAATTACTAACGCGGTCAAAATTTCTCATTTTATTTCCTTTTCATTACATCTATAATATACTGTGCCTGATAAATTGCGTCGTCGAGTGAGTTATGATAGACACCTTCACGTACCGTGTCCGCTTTAAAAAGTGCCTTGAATGTTCTAAAGCATCTCTCATCGAAATATTTCCAGGGTAGAATTTTACCTAGTGCTTCATAACTAGAATTCATAATCAGACAATCAAAACTTGGAGAACAAGCCCAAGTAGGAACAGATTTTGGTCCATACCACTCAGAGAACATTTCTAACCCAGTATTTAGGGGAACTCTATTTGTTTTTAAAGCTGCAAATGCTTCGGGTTTATTGGTTTTCCACCAAGTGATTGTCGACTGACTAAAGTGCAGACCAGCTTCTTTAGAAGAAAGAGGATCTATGTTAATGTAGAATTTATCTATAATTTCTTTATCGTTAAACTTTACAGCACCAATAGATGCTATTGCAGCATTTTTGTTGGTGGAAAATGTTTCAAGATCCAACATTAGATCATATTTAGCCATATAAATTCCTTAAAAGTTTATTCTTTATTTTAATAAAAATAGAACCGAAGTAAAATTATTTTTAGTATCGTCTATAGTACATTTGTAGTCAATTGTTTATTTTACCATACCTTGGTGTATATTAGATTCATTCTACGACGATCTAAGCAGGGCTATATGTATTACCGTATAGAGCCAACCTTGAAGTTATAGCCGTGAGGCTATAGGTGCTGAGGTGGAACCGAATGCCCTGGTTACTGCCGTTGCTACAGCTTCTAGATAACTTAGCAATAAGTATTAATAAGCTTTAAAGTTAGTCCACTTAGTAGTAACCCTTCATTACATTCAGGGTAAGCTATTACACTAGCTAAAGCTAGCTCCATAGCTTTAATTCTCTATTAACTTTGTAGTTTAGTTTAAAGACCTTTCGGAAACCTTTAAAGATCTTCTTCCGCATGCCTGTAGGCGTACAGAGGGGAGAGCCGTGAACACTCTAAGGCGTTTCTATGGTAATTATACCATCGGTTTCTTATCTTGTAAAATCTTTTTTGATCTACTACGTTGTTGATCTATAAAGGGTTTTAGAATTGTTATATTCTGTTACAATTCAGTTTTTGAGTTTAGCCGAGATTTAAATCTAATTGTGTTAATCTAAGTAGCCGTTGCTTCACATCGGTAGGATTATTGATTCTAAAATTTTACTTTAGATCAAAACGGTTTACAATTAATTGTAATCAAACAAAGGATATTATGCTTAACCGTGATCAAGAAATTCTTATGGCATTTAAAGTTCTTGGGTTTAAACCCAGGAATAATCAAGTAGAAATCATCAATGAGATAGTATCGGCATTCTTGGATGATAAAAAGAGGAATGTAATTCTTTGTGCAGGAACTGGTATCGGTAAATCTATTATTGCCGCAGTCGTTGCGGAAGTTCTAAAAACTGTAGCTGATTCTAATTTATCTGGAATCTATCTATCTTCAACTAATCAGCTAATTGATCAGTATGGAGATTCGTTTAAACATCTTCCAGAAATGAAGTTTTTCCGGGTTAAAGGTGCTCGTAACTACCCATGTCAATACTTTCAGGATAAAGGCAACAAATTTGCAACAGGGGAGGATTGTGTCAAGACTGAACTCTCAGACATGGAAACCGCCAAGTATTGCACACAGTGTAAGTATGATCAGAATAAGAAGATTATTAACAAGACTGAAAACTTGATCACAAACTATTCTTACTTTATGATTTCAAAGCTTAAGTCTGAGCATTTGATGGATAGAAATCTACAAGTATTCGATGAAGCTCATTTGCTTAATGAAACATTTTGCACTCAAGTTTCTATTGATGCATCGGTAGAACTTATTGAAAAACTTTGTGTACTTCTAAATGATCTGAACGGCAAAGCAGATAATCGAAAAGCAGAATTAATTTTGTTTAGAAAAGAAATCGAACGAAAAGCAATTAACATCGGAAACTATAAAACAAAGATCAAAGAATTGTTGAACATATATCAATCGATCGTTGATATATGTTCTCATCAAGCTGCACTTATACCAGATCTAAAGGCAAAGAATAAAGTACGGAAAGTAGGTTCGCGGTTCTCTCGGCTTGCAGGCTTAATTACATCTTTCTTAGAACACAATTATGATCACGTTTTTGATGATACAGTTGATAAGCAAATTAGCATTAAGCCAATTTTTGTATCTGATATGATGGATTTACTTCTTGGTAGATTTAATTTGTTTATGTCGGCCACGATCTCCAAGAGTTTTGCAGAGATTACATTCAATTTAGATCCAGCATCGACTGCGTATATTAACCCGGCTGAGGTATTCCCAAAAGAAAATAAGCCGCTTTTTTTCATTGGGAAACAAAATCTAAATTATCAACTCATGAAAGATCCAAACACATTTAAAGATATGGCAAAGGTAATTCAATTTATTGTCGAACATCACAAAGATGAAAAGGGTATTATTCTAGTACCGTCGTTCTATGCGTCTAGATCGCTGTCGGCTGCGCTTCCGAAGTCTGTCCGATTGTTCATACACGAACAAGGATCCAATTCGGGGGAGATCGTAGAAGAGTTTAAAAAGTACAAAGGTTCTGGAGTTTTGATATCACCTTCTATATTTGAAGGCTTGGATTTTGCCAATGATCAATCTCGGTATCAGATAATTTGCAAAACTCCATACGCCAGTTTAGGAGATTTGAGAATCAAAAAAATTGCAGACTCTTATGGGAATATTTACAGAGAAATGACTCTATATAAAATCTTACAGGGTATAGGTAGAAGCATTAGAAGTGCAGAAGATACGGCAGTCACATATTGTCTTGATAAATCATCAGAAATAATTTTTAAATCCAATCTCAATATTTGGAAAGATAGATATGAAATTAAAACGTAATTTTCTTACTATGTTTTAAATGTTTTAAAGATTTTACAAGCTGCTATTACTTAAAAAGCCCCATCGCGGGGCTTTAAAAGCAGAGTAAAATTATGTAGAAGTTTTCTGTGAAGATGGAAGATTTAAATCTACAGGTTTATCGGAATTGACTTCAGCCACCGGCCGTTTTCTTTTCTTCGAATTTACTGTAAGTTGTAAAAATTTACTTTTATTTTCTAACCGTTTCTTTATTTCTTTTGCATCAAACCAAAATTCAACACCCTTATGAACATCAAGAATTTCTGTTGGTGTTAAGAATCCACCATATGTGTTTTCTAAAATCTGCTTAATCTGCTTAGTAGAGAAGTCAACATTTGATTTTACTTGGCCTGTGGAACCGTAGGCACCGTAACTTGCTGTATGGATAAGCGAATGAGCAGATTCGGTAACCATTACATTGTTACAATTCAAAGCAATGATTGATGCAGCAGAATGACATTTTCCAGTGATAATTGCTCTGACATTAGCATTAGTTGCTTTACATGCTTCAATGATAGATAATGCACCATCTAAATCTCCCCCAGAAGAATTAATAATAAAAATAAATTGATCGAACTCTTCTGCCAAATATAAAAGATGAATTAATTCTCTGTACGTAGAAGGAGATCCAATATCCTCATCAAAAAACACAGTATGAACCGAAACTGGTTGCTTGTGTGTTTTGATCATAGAAGAAAAGTTTTCTTGCTGAATCAGTTCAATTGTTTGCTCGGTTTCATTTGTTCTATTTTTTTTCATCTTTAGCCTTGTCTGTTAATTTTATTAGTTCTTTGCCCCACTTAGTTAGTGGTTCTTTGAAAACTTCTATGTTAGCTCCACCTTCGACTACCATCAAGATAACAAGTTCTGAAATCTTTACTCCATATCTTTCCCAAACCATAATAGCATAAGCAGCACACTGTAAAAAATAAGAATTAATTTGTTCTCTGTATTTTAACTTTGATGAAGTCTTGAAGTCAATAATACAAAGTTTACCATCATATTCGGCAATACAATCTACAGTACCCGCTAATCCAAGTTTTTTGGAATACATTTGATGTTCTAAAACAAAAACTTTATCTACATGTTCCTCAAGATGTTTTTTCATAGTAAGAAAATCTTGTTTATAAAACATTGATATGTCTTTCCATTCCCTATTTAGGAGAAGATTCTCACATGCCAGATGGATTGCAGTCCCTCTCGTGCCTGCAGCCTTAAGTACTTTGTCTGACTCTACTTTACCTACAGCTTCTTGCCATTTCTTAATATCTTCCTTTCCAGAAGAGAATTGACCCACAAAAGAAGTAACCGATCTGTACTTATTTCCTTCTGGATCAATATAATATCTTATGGGCCCAGAATCATCTCTGAAAAGCTCAAAATTCTGGGGTTTCACATCTGCATAACGAATAAAGTTTTTCATGTAATTAGTCCGAAAATGTTAACATTTTCCAAATATCTTCTAATGGACCACCTCTCCCAGAAGGAAAAATCCTGCATTCCATCAGATCTTTTTTTACCGTAATTTCTCCAAATTTGTGTGCTTCTGGTGAACTAGAAGTATGTTTGTATTCGGTTGGTGCCGAAACATTATAGCCGTGTTTCCTTGCTAAAGCTTTAGCAATTTTTCTATAGTGATCAAACATTCCGTTTTCTTTGCGCCCGACTATTCTAACTGAGTGTCCTTGATCTAATAAACCTTTAGCATGATGTAACATAGTTGCAACAAATTTTGGGTTTGGCTTGTCAGAATGAATCATTTCTCCTGAAATTTCACCTACTGCATGATGAATTTCATATGCTCCATTTCTTTTGAAAGAAGTAAGATGACCATACTTTTCTGGGTTTCCACCTAATTCATAAGTTCTATGATCAGTAACACCTTGTGCTTTCATTGCTTCATGATCTAATTCCGGGAAAATTTCTTTCTTTTCATGAGGAGCATCAAAAGATTCTAATAGTGCTGAAGCTTCATTTATTTTTTCTAAATAAGTTTTAAAATTTGTCACAATTAGAGACCCAAACGTTCACAAGCAAGAATCCAGCTCTTAACGAAGCTGCTTCTTACTATATCATCCGTTGTGAATTGGAATGATCTAAATTCTGGCATAAGTCGAGTTACACCAAGAAAATCTCTGAACCCAGAAACGTCATTTTTAGATTTGATCAAGTCATCCTGTTTACCATCACCGCAACAGATAAGAATTGTGTTATCACCGACACGCGAAACAACAGTAGAAAGCTCATGCCAATTCAAATCTTGAATTTCATCAACTAATACAATACAGTCCCGGAATGTAGTACCACGAAGAAACGAAGATGATATAAACTCAATCTTACCAGTTTCTTTTAACTTTTCGTATGCGGATTTATTATTTGTAAGTTCCGAACAAATCTGAACATATGGCATTTCATATACAGCCATCTTTTCATCTAGATCACCAGGTAAAAATCCCATGTCTCTAGTCGGAACAGATGATCTAATGATTATTAATTTTTTGTACTTTGCTTCTTGTTGCAGAATTTCAAGTAATGCGAAGTATACGGCCATAAAACTTTTGCCAGTTCCTACTGTCCCATGAAGAATATATCCATCCGCATCTGCATTCTCCCATGCTTCAAAGAAATGTTTCTGTGTTTCTGTAAGGGGGGATAATTTCTTTATATCGCTTATTTTGACCATCTTTCCTGCATTTGGAGTTACCTTAACGGTCATTTCATTGATGAGTTCTTTTTCTAGTTGTTTTTGTTGTCTTGCCAATCTTTTAGCTGTACGCTCAGATTGAGTTGAAGGTGTTGATTTTCTTGGTGTTGCAGGAGCACGTGCCATTAGTAATTTCCCTTAGAGTTATTTTAGAATTGAGAATACAAAATACGATTTGGTCCTTCCTTACCGATTTAATGCTTTCATTACATGAAGCTAGAAGTTTTATCTAGATGGGATCCTGGCGCAGCTTTATGGATTTTTTTGAGTACTTCTCTAAACCCGGCGGGCACTTTAGACCCATAGCTGCCGCTAACGACTGTAGAATAGCCGATAAGCGGTGAAGAAAGCAACCTTGTTAGTTTACCAACAGAACTACAGTTTACGCAGGCATCAGCTTCTACGGCATCTCGTTCATCAATCTTTTTAGTTAGTTCTGAAACTTGCTTACACTCAGAACACATATAATCATAAATTGCCATTTGGAACTCTTTTCTTTTCAGCTGATACTATTAAATCATAAACTGTGTTTGGTATTAAAATTAAAACTACAATAGATCCAAACAAATGTGCTAATACAGCAATTGGTATTAATAATATAGTTTTTGCTATGATTTTGAATTGCATCTTAAACTAAAGTAAGTTTAGATGAGGGTGTAATGATCTTTTTAAAGCGTTCATTATAATGATTTAGCAAATCTTCGTTGGGGAACGCGATTGACGTTACTCCAGAAGGTACTGCAAAGCCAGCTTCTTTGTCTGCATATGGCATGAATTCCATCAAACCCATTCGACCTTGACCCCGTTCATCGACGTCCGTTACTAACTGTAGAATATCTCGGCAAAAATATGAACCTGCATTTTCGGTCACCGCGGCCAAAATTTCGGTGCCATCAATTAATTTTAAAATTACAACTTGTTGTTTCATGTTATTTCTCACTTTCATTATAGAGGATTTTATCTACTAGCTTTATGTCCTCACATTTTTTACATTTCAGACCGAAACAAAGAAAACCGTCTTCCTTCCAGGTGACGACATCAACTTTATTTTGTCTGAATATGTGTAAAATTTTGTGGATCAGTTTTTTCATACTAAAAAGGGAACAGAAGTCAATCCGTTCCCTTAGAGTTTCGATTGACAAAACTATTTATGCTTACATGTAAGCACGAGGTCCAGCAACCAAGAACGCCATGGCAATCATCCGGGCGCTTGGGGTACCAAACCTATACGTTGTGCCGTTGCCGGTACTTTTTGTATAGATACAGTTGCCTTTGCGCCGGAGCCGAGACACTACTTTTGAAGGTGAAGCAATACCAAGAGTACGAAGTTTAGCTGGTGTCACACTTAAGCCATTAGACAAGAGCTTAAGAATCATATTTTCTTGTGTCATTTTAAATTCCTTTTAATAATTACGAAGATTAGTCATCAATTAGTGACTGGAAAAATTTTGAATCATCTTCATCATCTGCGACAACCGCTGGAGGTTTTGCTTTAGTTTCTGTCTTCATTGGAGGTGCTTTAACTGGAACTTCGGCAGCAATTTTAGTTAATTCATCAAGTTCTTTATCATAATCACCGGCCGAATTATTTTTTGGAGCATCTGATCCAGTAACCCAAAGAAATTTACTCTTTAGTTCTTCTGGGGTCTTAAATTTATCTGGAGTAACTTCATCTTCCAAACAATAACACTGTGACAGCACTTCATCAATGCGTTTCTTTCCGCCAGCAATTGGCTTCTTACTTGAGAACTTAGAAGTATCATAGTTTGGAAACCCAGCAACGATAGTCATCCGAAGCAAGAAATCTGCACCTTCTTCTGGGTCAAACACATTAATTGGTTCTTCTCCAAGATCTTCGTCTGGCTTTGCAGCAGACACAATCTTATCAAAGATTTTCTTACCGTATTTGAATTTGAAGACTTTTCCTTCATTCTCTGGGTTCTCTTGATCTTTAATGACCAAAATATTCGAGATATAGTTTAGCTTACGGCTGCGCGATGAAGCAATCTTCTTGTTTGCTTCCAGACCAGAATTCCAAAGTTCACGATTCACGTCTGCAATGTAGTCTTGTTGACCCAAAGTAGAAAGCGAATTCTCAATATACCAGCGTTGTGTGCTAGGATCCTTGAACGAGTGAGTATACAAACGTACAAAAGGAATATCTGTGATTTCTTTGTTTGGTAGGAATCGGATGACAGCGGAACCATTTCCTGCCTTATCCTTGGTCAATCTCCAATAGGTTTCGGAGCCTTCATCATAATTTTTCTTTTTTGCGGTAACACTATCAATTTGTGACAAAAGGGATTCAAAGTTCATTGTAGACATTTTTAAGTTTCTTTCTTGGTAATTGGTGGTTTGGTATTGTCAGACCACACGTAACTGACAACTTATTTAATCAAGTAAGCATAGTTAATTATAACAAATTTGAAAATAAAGTAAAATTTTTTATACTTTAAAGACATGCCAGACATAATCGGCAACTAATACCGGGACAGCACCCACATGAAGCGTGAGCTTATTTTCTAAACCACACCGAAGCGGATATTTATAAACGATCATTTAATATGCTCCCCATTTTGAATCATTGCTCCAAATATCGGCTTCCGTAGAAATTCTTGGGTATTCGGTAGAATGCTTGATATAAAGATTTAGTAGCGAATTTGATACTTCCTCAGAGAAACCTTTTCTGGTGCCTCCTCTAGTATCATTCATCGAATTATCAAAAAATTTGTAAAATACTTGATCACCCCAAGCCCACTCGATTTTTTGGGCGATGAGAGGGTGTCTTTCTCTAATTATTAAAAAATCTTCGTTAGTTAATAGCATATCTTGATTGCATGACAGCCTTCAGCATGATTGCCGTGGGAGTGAAGTTATCCATATCACCAGTTAAAACAGCCGAGGCGATAGCAGGAGAAAATCCTGAAACTAATGCTGCGCC